CAAGGTTAATTTTTCCAAGCCTCAACCTGAAAAAAATCTAAACAAAAACAACGATTTAATCAAAGAGTCAGTGAAATCCTTAAAAACATTGGGTTATAAGTCGGCAGAAGTCAAGCAAACTCTTAAAAATTTGTGTATATCTAATCAGTTTAAAAATTCTGAAAGTTTAATTGAGGCATTTTTCAAGTCGAGGTAGATAAATTGAGTAAGTTTATATTGCAAGCTGACGAATCAATGTTGAGAAATATTGACAGACTGGGCTACAGAGAGGAAAAACCCCCAGAAGATACCGAGTTTAGCGATTTAGTTTCGATAAAGCCAGATGGGGTGCTGCCTGAACCACCTAAAAATACTAGCGATGTTACCAAATCAGAGTTAAAGCTAGTCTCAGAACTTACTCAATCACTAACAGCAGCCGAAAAAACCCTAGTAATGCTAGTTGATAAAGACCCAAACTTGCTGTTCGTTGAACTTCTAGGCGTAGACATCCTTCCATTACCTATTGAAAAGTTTAACAAGTCTTGGAATATTTTAGAGCCTATTATAATATCTCTGAAAAATAAATTCAACAGACCTAGACCTAAACAGTTGGTCGAGGCTTTCCCAAGGTTTTATGATGATCTATCTATCAATGTTATTGAAAGTAAAACTCATCATACCCCAGCTTACCCGTCTGGACATACGGCATATGCCACTTTGATGGCCTCAATTCTATCAGATATTTATCCAGAACAATCATCTAAATTTTACGAAATAGCCAATCTAGCTGGTCATGCTCGCGTTTTACAGGGGGTTCACTACCCCTCAGACAACGATGCTGCTATGGTTATCACTTCAGCTATTTGGCAAGACATAAAACACAAAATATAAAGGAATCACAATGCCACTTCCATCGAAAAGAGACGGGGAATCAAGAGAAAACTTTTTGTCTAGATGTATGTCTGACGAAAAAACAATTCAAGAGTTTAAAGACAATTCCCAAAGAATGGCTGTTTGTATGTCCAAGGCACTAGAAGACTTAGGTACTCTAAGCTCTGCTGCTTTTGCCCATGACGTTATTCACGATGGCTACACGGAGGCTATCAACGAAGATAACTTTTACGTTCCATCAGAAGAAGAGTATGAAGATTGGGGAGAAGAAACAGAAGAATGGGATATTTCTGTGGCAAAGCCGGGACTTTGGGAAAACATCAGACGAAAAAAACAAAGAGAGGGTGACGACTATAAGCCTGCTAAAACAGTCAAAGAGGGCAGGCCCACTCAAGACCAATTGAAACGTGCCCAAAATCAAGAGTATGATTCTGTTAAAGATTTCTTTGAGGCAGAAGCAAAGCCTAGTGATCCAAGAAGAACCCCCGCTCCAAAAAAAGACCAGAAAAAAGGGTCGAAAAAGAACAAGCCAGACAGTGCAAAAAACCCTAGCGGCAAAATCACCTTCAGTAAGAACACTACTGAAAGACTATCCAAAAAAGCAAAGGAACATAACGACAAGGGTAAGGGGTCAAAGGCGACTCTCGGTATGCTCAAGGCTGTGTACCGCCGAGGTGCTGGAGCATTTTCAACAAGTCACGCCCCTAAGATGTCTAGAGACGGATGGGCTATGGCTAGAGTAAACGCTTTCATTTACCTGCTTAGAACTGGCAGACCAAAAAACGCAGCTTATACACAAGACAACGATCTTTTACCAAAGGGGCATCCTAGAAAGTCTAAAGCTAAAATGTCAGACAAGCAGAAGAAAGCTCTAGATAAAAACAAGGATGGTAAAATTGACAATGAGGACTTTGATCTTTTACGCAAAGACAAGGCTGGGTACAAGTATAAAGACCTTAAAACCGGACAAATTTATGAATTTGAAAGGAAGGGCATTTACACAAAGGATGGTAGGAACTTGGTTCCCGTAAGAGCAGCAGAATATCAAGGTAGAAAAGTCAAACTCGGAAAGCCATTTCTAACTCCAAATGGCCCGAAAAAACGATCTGTTTATGTTAAAAACGAAAAGGGTAACGTAGTAAAGGTAAACTTTGGTGACCCTAATATGAAAATCAAGAAGTCTGATCCAGCTAGGAGAAAGTCATTTAGAGCTAGGCATAAATGCGAAACTCCGGGACCTAAATGGAAAGCTAGATATTGGTCGTGACGAGCTTGGTAACTGTGTCAGTTTGACACGCTAATGGATTTACAAAATAAAAAATAAGCAGGTAAAAACAGGGCTTAAAATGCAGTAAAAGACTTAAATCTTAATAGAAAGATAAGGATACGCGAAAAATGAAAAGAAGACAGTTTTTATCATCACTAGCTGGGCTTGCCGCTTTAACGCAAACCCTCAAGGCTAACGAGAAGGAATTAAAGAAAAAAGGCAAGTCGGCTATACTTCTCTGGATGGGCGGTGGCCCGTCAACGATGGACATATGGGACTTAAAGCCAGACGCACCAACTGGTGGCCCATTCAAACCTATAAGTACAACCGGAGATGTAGAAATCTGTGAGCATATGCCGTTAATGGCAAAGCAGATGCACAATATGGCTATTGTGCGAAGCATGAGTACCCGTGAAGCTGACCACATGAGGGGTCGTTACTACATGCACACAGGCTATGTACCTAATCCAAATATGGTTCACCCAAGTTACGGAGCTATTCTTTCTAAAGAACTAGAAAGAGAAGACCTTTTGATACCTCAGTTTGTGTCAGTTAATGGCCCAAGTGCTGGAGGTGGATTTTTAGGTGCTGAATATTCTCCGTTTGTGGTAAACAGCGATGGTAGAATTAGAAATCTAGACTTAGAAATAGATGATAGATTTCGTCAAAGAACACAAGCCCTACATTTAATGGAAAACAACTTCATAAAAAACAATAGAGGGTCTCTCGCTAAAGAACATCAGAAGATATTGCGAAAAACATTTGATGCTTTGACCAGTATTGAGATGGACGCAATGAAGGTGGATGTAGAGCCAGAGTCCGTTAAGGAGCGATACGGGGACAACAGCTTTGGCAAAGGGTGTCTAATGGCTAGGAGACTTGTTGAGGTCGGCGTTCCATTTATCGAGGTCGGGCTAAACGGCTGGGACAACCATCAGAATATTTTTCCAACATTAAAAGACACAAAGCTACCCATGCTAGATCAAGGCATGAGTGCCCTAATAGAAGACTTAGAGCAGCGAGGACTACTTGATGACACGGCTATCATATGGATGGGAGAATTCAGTAGAACTCCACGTATCAACCAGAACGCTGGGCGAGACCACTGGGCAAGAAGTTGGAGTGTGGTTGTAGGTGGGGCTGGCATGAATGGTGGTATATCTATAGGTTCAACAAACGAAGACGGAACAGAAGTAGAAACAGAAAGCCACTCTTCGGAAGATGTAATGGTGTCGATTTGTAACGCTCTTGGCATTTCGTTGGAGACCACCTATACAAGCAACAGTGGGCGACCTATGAAAATAGCTAACTCAGGAAAAATTATAAAAGAGTTGTTTGTATGATGAAAAGGGGTGTCAATTTAAATATAACATAAATATTTAAAATAAGTGTGTATAATCTTTTGGTGTGTTTTACAAAGAAAGGTTATATTATGTTTAGGCTATTTTTTCTGTTTTTAGGTTTTGTTTTATTTCCTCAGTTTTGCCAAGCTCAAAGCTGGGATGTATCACCAGAAAAAGATTATCAAAAGGGAGTGGTTTTACTTCAAGGTGACGGACTCCAAGGCTCTGGTACAGTTGTAAAATTTATTGAAGATGCTGGTGAAAATTACATTGGTTTAATTCTTACTGCCAGTCATTGCGTTAAAGATAAAAGCACCTTGTTTAATGTATTTTTTTCAGGTGGAAAAAAATCCGAGGGAGGTATAGTTGCTTACAATTCTATGTACATATTTGAAAGCTATAATGATGTAGCATTAATTGAGGCTGTTATACCTGACGAAATACCAGTGGTGGAAATATCTAACGAGAAAGTAAAGTGTGGCGAGGAAGTGGAAATGTGTGGTTATGCAACGGGTTCGTTGCGTCACTGGAACGCTAAATACGCAGGCTCTTCAATTCCCCAAGATGGTCACGTTATTTTTTCTTGGGCTATACAGGGCGACTCAGGTGGGCCAATTCTTTACAAGGGCAAGATCATAGGCGTTATATGCTTTGGTACTGCTTTAGAAAGATTTAACGACAGGTATATAGTTGGGCCAATTCACGGAACCAATATAGATAGGGTTAGATTCTATATAGATAATTACAAGCGAAAGAAAATCACAAAAGAAGTATAATTGATGTGCTTTAAGCGACCCCTTGAGTTATAATACTATTAGCTTATAACAAAACAAACAAAGGGCACGCAATGATAAACTTTCAAACTCCTATCAATTTTTTAGGGTATGGAGTAGCTGGATATAATATTTTTAAAGAGATTATAAAGATTCATCCGTCCGCTGCTTTATATCCTATTTCTAGACCAGAATTTACTGATAAATATATTGAAAAAGGTCTGAATAACCGAGACTGGCTCAAAGGCCATTGTCCATCTGTAAAGATTTGGCATCAAAACGATGTTCACACTCACATCGGAAAAGGTGAGCATATTGGCTTCCCTATCTTTGAATTAACAGAGTTTAGCGAAGAAGAAGAATTGAGCATGTCGCACTGTGATAGACTGTTTGTTTGTTCTCAATGGGCTAAAGATGTTCTAACTAAAAACAATATTAAAAAACCAGAAGATATTCATGTAGTACCCTTGGGTGTGGACACTGAGATTTTCAAGCCAGTACCTTCAAGAAATGACGATAAAACAATATTTTTTAATTGTGGCAAGTGGGAAGTTCGCAAAGGTCACGATGTTTTACTAGAATGTTTTAATGCAGCCTTTGAGCCACGGGACAATGTAGAACTGTGGATGATGTGTGACAATCCGTTTATTGGACAAATGAATGATCAATGGAAAAATCTTTACAAAAACTCTAGATTGGGCAGCAAAATCAAGTTCATCCCAAGGCAAGAAACTCACGAAGATGTGTATAATATCATGCGACGAGTTGATTGTGGTGTTTTCCCCGCGAGAGCAGAAGGTTGGAATCTTGAGTTATTAGAGATGATGGCTTGCGGTAAGCAAGTTATTGCGACTAACTATTCCGCTCACACTGAGTTTTGCAACAAAAATAATTGTTATTTAGTTGAAGTCGAAGGACTTGAACAAGCCTATGATGGGGTGTTCTTTTCTGGAAACCACGGGGAATGGGCAAGTCTTAACGATTCCGCTAAAGATCAGCTTATCGAACACATGAGAATGGTTCATGGCATTAAGGAGCGATACAATCACGCAGCAATAGAAACGGCAAATAAATTAACATGGGAAAATTCAGCAAAGGAGCTAATAAATGGACTTAAACTTTAAGTCGCCTAGAAAGATTTTAAATCATTACAGAGATGGTTTCGTTGGAAGTGTTTGTGACCATGAAGACACAGCTAAACTTTTAGGTGAGTTGCCAATGCCTGTTTTTGGTGCTGCCGCTCACGATCTTTTTGGTGCTGGGGAAGGCAAGCTCTCATTGCCCTTTAAATCGCTTTTAAAGTTTGACCCCGCGTTTGGGCCAAGTGAAGCACAAACAACCGGAGATTGCGTAGCTCACGCCACACGTAACGCTATAGACATCACACGGGCAGTTGAGATAGACATTGATGGTCAGAGAGAGGAATTTATTGCTCGCGGAGCCACTGAAGCGATTTACCAGTCTAGACCTTGGAGCGATCAAGGTATGACATGCTCTGGTGCTGCTAGATATGTGAGCGAGAACGGAGGTATTCTAATTCGCAAAGATTATGGAATGGTAGACCTTTCTGTTTACAATTCAAAGTTAGGCAGTAAAAAAATGATACCTCGTCAGATTTACAGCGAAGAAGCTCAGAAGCATCAAGTAAAAACAGTTTCTAATATTAGGACTATTGAAGAGGCTAGAGACGCATTGGCTAATGGTTATGCCTTGGGTGTTTGCTCTGGTTATGGCTTTAGTTCTAGGCGAGATAAAAATGGAATCGCTGCTCGAAGCAAGGGGTGGAATCACGACATGGCTTGGATAGCCTGTGATGACACCAGAGAGCGACTTAACGAGACATTGTTTTTAATTCAAAATAGCTGGGGAATATGGAATTCTGGGCCAAAAGTTAATGGGCAACCAGAAGGAAGTTTCTGGGTTCGAGAAAAAGATGCTCGCGGAATGTTGTCTGAAGGTGGGGCTTGGGTATTCTCAAACGTAGAAGGGTTTCCCGCTAGAGAAATTGACTATACAATAGATGAGGTATTTTAATGGACACTTCGAAAAAATTAATGGTAGGGGCTGCTTTGATTGCCTTTTTGGTTTTTTGTCAAGTAAAACCACAATTATCAAAAAATGTCATGTCAAATGACGAAATCAGTGCTATCATAGTACAAGTGAACGAAGCATTTGACGAAGCGGAGTTGCAGGTTTTAGGTGTTGATCCAGAACCTAATACGCCGAAGGGTATAGACCCAGACCCAGAAAAGTGTATTTGTGGTGGTACTGGCGAAATTGTTCAAGGTGATGGTCACATCACTCAATGCCCGTACCACGGAAGTAAAGATGAGTCAGTTGAGTCTGAAGTACAGTATTTTGAGCCTGAAGCTAAGATATATGTTTATCCTAGACGTAAAGGCTTTTTAGAAAGATTATTTTTTAATTAGGAGAAGTTATGAGTAAAGTAAAATCACTACTTACCAGTCGTCGTTTTTGGGCAGCAGGTATTGGATTGGTAGCTGTTGTTGCGTCTGATCTATTTGGAGTGACACTAGATCAAGACCAGCTTATTGGTGTGGTTACAATCGTTGTTACTTGGATCATTGGTGACACGGTGCGTGAAACTAAACTAGAAGAAAAGTAAGGAGTTAACCTATGGAATTTCTGTCAGGTTTAAGTTTGCCCCAGTGGGCTATTATCGGGATGGGCGTTTATCTACTTCTTTCTGGAACTATAAATTTTTCCCAGCTATTGGAATGGTTTAAAAAACAGTTTTCCAAAAGCAAAGATAAAGATAAAGAGAAAGATATGGTTACAACAGTCGAAGACGCTGAAGGACACAGCCTAGTTCAATTAGTAGCTAAGTGGGACGACTTAATGATTTCTTGCGATAAAGCGGGCCGTGTTGCTGCTTGTCAAGAACTAGAAAAGGTCTTCCCGTTGTTGGCTCCCACTAAAAAAGGAGGCACTCCAAATGAAGACTAAAGTTATCATTGGCTTGACGTTGTTATTTATAGGTTTATTCTGGGGTCAAATTCAGGAACGGATTCCTGATTTTACTATTCCTTCAAGGCCATCTTTAGATATTATGGAGCCTTCTGAAGAAATAAAAGAAAAAGTCTCAAGCATCTCGTCTGAAGTTGTCGATGATATGGATAGATTGAATTTAGCTGTTTTCAATAATGTTTTTTCTGAAAGAGTACTAAGCTATTCTGATGCGAAGGCCCAACAGATAAATGATATTTACACTGATTCTGCTAAGATTTTTTTTGGTCAAAGATTAAAAGGTAAGTATAGTAATCTCGCTGACAACCTTACGGGGTTGATGTCTGAGACATTAGGAAGCGAAGATCACGTTGTTACACCTGCGGAGTTGCAGGGTTTAAGTTCGAATTTCCAAGGTTTATCTTGGTCTTTTTCAAAGTGAGGTGAATATGGTTGAAATTTTAAAAAAATTAATTGAAGCTAGGTTGGGAGGCATGGCGTTTAAACTACAGAATGTTTTAAATTCTCCCGAAGAAAACTCAGTGTCTAAACTTGATGATTTGCTGACTGACTACGTTGTTGACGTGCAAAAGTTAAAGATGATAGATGAAATCATTAACAGTTCAAATCAAGAACCTGAAGTCGATCAAGAGCCACAGTAATTAAAAGCCAAGAAAGAAATTGAATGAAGTTGAAAATAACTTTTATTGTAGTACAATGCGACAAAAGAACTGATATTTCAGACCCTAACCGATTTCGGGTATTGCTAGATGACAATATGAATTTTCCATCTAAGTATATATCCACTAAAGACGAGTTTGATACACTTAAAGAGTTGTCGGATAAGTTTTTAAGGGTTGATTTCAATTGGCTTCCAAAAGAAATACGGGGGTTTAGAAAGTTACAGAAAGAATCTCTGGAGCTTAAAACTCCCGTATTTGAATTGGTCTACTCTTCTTACATGCCTGTAATTCTAGGCTCAGAAAAATTAGGTTATTTCTTTACAGAACAAGAGCTTCACAATGCAGGCATAGAGATTGAAGAGTTTTATCAAGACGTTTTATCATCAAGATCAAGGGGTTTTTAAAATGGATAAATTTGACGACATAGAAAAATACAAGCAGCTAGAGGAATCAGGTGATGCTATGGACAATATTCAATCATTTATCCTTTTATTTGTTGACAAAGACGGAGAAGTGGGTTATAATGCAGACTGGAGTAATGGAATAGAGAACTTCGCTAGGATGTTTTTTGCAATGACTTACTCTAATTTACTTGACGATATTTTGAATGATATGGAACAAGAGTGTGTAAAGACTGGTAAAGAAGAGGAATTTGAGAAAATTCTTTTAATTTTAACCAAGCTACTTAGAGAGCGAAACGCTTTAGCCGCTGAAAATGTGGGAGGTGCTGGCGACTCAGTTGTTGTCTCACCTTTAAGCGATCCGTACTTTCAATAATACTGGGAGTTGTAATGAATCACAAGAAGATAACGTGGAAAAGCTGGAATGTGATTGAGTCTGGAATTATAGAAAAAAATAGCAATTTCTTGTTTGAAATCACAAGGCCGGAACAAGAAGAGCCTTTTGATCAAGAAGAAGAAAGACAGTTTGAGGAATTCAATAATGTTCCAATCCCGCTAATGGTTCAAACACCAATAGGTGTATTCCCGCAAGATTCCTACTTTTTGCCAAGCAATAGATGGGATTGCTGGGTGGGTTTTACAAATTTTGATATCACATATAACCTGCAAAGCAAGATAGAAGAAGTTGCTGGAGTTGAGCGATTGAAAGTTATTGGTAGGTATACTTTCTTTATCGGCGTTGGAGAGCTTTTTAATATTAGAGATGTTAGACAGGATATAGAAAAAGTTTCTTGTGTCTATACTGAAAGCGAAATATTGTCTGATAGCAATGTTAAGATTGCTGTCGAGGAAGTTAAGAGTCAGGTTGCCGACAAACCGTTTTGGTCTATATTTGTTGGGACTGATGGAAACATTGATTATTGCGTGTCAGATTCTATGGATTTGAGATATTTGCGTGATGTTAATAAATTGGTAGTTAAAAAAGAATCTTTAGGTGGAATTGTATTAAGGAGCGAAAATGGTTGAAAAGGAAATGGTTAATAAGGATAAAGTTGGAACTTGTTTTTTTGAAAAGTATGGGGATGATTTTGAGTCTTATTATCGGGACAGTAGTATTCAAAGTCTTATGACTAAGGCATCTTCTTCTTACAGAAATAGCTTTACTAAAGATGAGTTGGAGTCTGTAAAGCTACAGTGGTTGTGGAACGCCATAAGAAAATTTGATGGCAATAAGTTTCCAAATACTAAATTTACGTCATACCTGTTTAATCAGGTGATTTACGGTTTAAAGATTGAACTAAGAAAACGACAAAAAGATAAATTTAGGTCAATGGGGAGTTTTGATACTAGCGAAGGCAAGTTTAGCCAAGGAGCAGGAAAAAAAACAGAATCAGTAAATAGTCGCTATTTAACCTCAAGTGAGTCCCCAAGAATGGCTAAAGATTTCATCATGGATTTGCCGTCAGATGTAAGGTTTATATTAGAACAAAAATACCTTTACAACATGACAATGCAAGAAATTGGGGAAGCTAACGGCTATAGCAGAGAAACAGCTAGAAGAAGAATTAATTCAGCTATTAAATTTTGTCAAAAGTTACAGTAATTAAAATCTTTTGTGTATATAGGTTTGGACTTGGATTGTGTTTTTGGATGAATTGGAAATTTGTTTTATTTTGTAGGAGTATATATTATGGCAGTTCCTAGTTCAGCTTCGGCTTATCTAAGAAATACCACTGGTGGAGCCTTTGTTAAGGCTGATGAAGGTGGTACAATTCTCGGCAACCAAACCACAGGTTCGGTTATCACTAAGGCTTTAGGTTTGCAAGACAACGCTAAAGATTCCGCTTCTGGCAACCTTCCTAAAGAACTAGACAATGGATCGGTTAGTAACGCAAAGGCTTTGGCTGGCGGTACTTTCGCGTTTCAAGAAGCAGGAAAGTATGTTGTTATGGCTTCAGCTACTTCTCTATCTGGCGTAGACACTAACAAGATGCTTATCACTGGTCAAGGTGGTCAGCTAGATGCTATCCATCAGTTTATGAACGACTTTGGTGCTAAGGTACAGACAAGACTCAGAGAAAATCATTACACTTTAACTGGTTTCTTTAGAAATGGAAACCCAACTAAGTCTAGATTGATCTGGTTGAATAACGGTGGTACAGCAGTCGAAAAACCGGGTACCAAAACTGGTCTCCTTCCTTGGAATCCTAATGCGGATAGTGCGGTCAGAAGGTCTGACGTTGCGGCTAATCCAACTAGAGCAATTCCGGGTAAGTTGGTAATGTTGGTTGACTTTGTTGATCTATCAATAGCAACTGGTGGAAACTTCTTCAATTACAAGCCTATCACTGGAATGTAATTTCTACCCTTATTTACCCATCCGCACTTGCGGGTGGGTTTCTTTTCTGAAAGGCGACAATGAATGAGACATGGGAATTTATCGAGTCAATCGCTAGATTGGTCGGCATGTTTGCAATACCATTGTTCAGTTGGGTTGTTTTCAATTTAATACAGCAAGGCAAACAAATAATAATACTGGAGCAAAAAGTGAATGATTCTTTAAACAACAGGATGACTTCTCTTGAGAAAACGGTTGGTGAAGTCGAAGAAAAAATCGACAGAATAGATAGTAATATTGTAGATTTTAAACTTCACTTCTCGGAACTTAATTCGAACACGAGAAGAGTTGAAGACAAAATAGGGACTTTAATTAGCTCTATGGAAAACAAATAATAGCTGGCTTTGCCACAGGGTTCGCCAATGCGAGTCGAAAAGACCTGTTTTAAAAATGGGTCTTTTTTTTTACATATTTACAAATTGAACTTGCTCTTTTTGGGTATAACAGTTATAATAACTATACATAGATATCAACATAAACTTATAAAGGATGAAGAATGAAAGTAACAAAGGCTGACGGAACATTCGAGGACTTTTCCGTTGAAAAAATTCATAAAGTGGTAGAGTGGGCAACGAACGATATTAAGGGTGTTTCTTTTTCTGACATCGAGATGAACGCAAATTTATCAATTTATGACAAGATTAAAACTTCTGAGATTCACAAGGTTCTAATAAAATCAGCCAACGATTTAATCTCAACATCCACCCCGAACTATCAATATGTCGCAGCTAGGCTTTTGAATATGCAGCTACGTAAAGAGGTCTGGGGGTCTGGGCAAAATCCCCCTAATTTTGTTACTTTCTTGCAGAACAACATAGACAATGGCGTGTACGACGATAAGTTAAATCCTAGTAGCGATGACTCTTCTAGTGAAAGCGGTTGGTCGAAACTAGAAGTTGAAGAACTAGAAAAATATATCGACCACTCCCGTGACGACCAGTTTACCTACGCTGGATTGCAACAAATGGTTGACAAGTATCTTGTTAAAAATAGAAGTACGGGCAGAATTTACGAAACGCCACAATTTGCATATATGTGCATTGCTATGTGCCTGTTTGATAATTTAGAGGATGTAAAAAATGCTTACGATGTTTACTCAACTTTTAAACTTAATCTTCCTACGCCCGTTATGGCTGGTGTTAGAACTAGTATACGGCAGTTTGCTTCTTGCGTTCTGGTTGACGTTGATGATACTTTGGACTCTATTTTTAGCAGCGTACACGCTGTGGGGCGTTATACGGCACGTAGGGCGGGTATAGGCTTAAACATAGGAAGGGTAAGACCTTTGAATTCTCCCATCAGAGGGGGCGAGGTGATCCACACAGGGCTTATTCCTTATCTTAAGAACTTTGAGTCTGCGGTAAAATCAACCTCACAGAACGGCATTAGAGGTGGTAGTGCTACGGTTCACGTACCCTTTTGGCATTACGAGATTGAAGACGTGCTGGTACTAAAGAATAACGCTGGAACGGACGACAATCGCGTTCGTAAGCTAGATTACAGTATTCAGTTTTGTAAATTATTTTACGAGAGACTTATCGCGAATGAAAGCATCACTTTGTTTTCACCTCACGAAACAGAAGGTCTTTACGAGGCTTTCGGGAATAATGAAGAGTTTGAGAAACTTTATTTGAAATACGAAAACTCTAGGTCTATAAAATTCAAAAAGAAAATCCCAGCAAGTAAATTGGCATCTTCTTTCGCTAAAGAAAGACTAGAAACTGGTCGAATATACTCTATGAACATCGACTCTGCTAATGAACATGGATCGTGGAGTATCCCCTGCTATATGAGCAATCTATGCCAAGAAATTATACACCCAACAAAACCAATCAAATCAGTGGATGATTCTGACGGGGAGATAGGTATATGTATTTTGTCGGCGTTAAACCTACTTGAGTTGACAAGCGATAAAGACTTTGAAAAAGCGTGTGAAGTTGCGGTTCGATCTTTAGATTCAATCATTGATTACCAAGATTATCCAGTTGCGGCTGGAGAAAACTTTACTGTAAACAGAAGGTCTTTGGGTGTTGGCATCACAAACCTAGCTGGATTTCTAGCCAAGAACAAAATGTTCTACGGAGAACAAGACGCATTGAACTTAGTGCATGAAACTATGGAAAAAATTCAATGGTATTTGATAGACGCTAGTTGTAGACTGGCAGAAGAAAAGGGTCAGTGTAGTCGATTTGAAGACACTAAATACGCTCAAGGTTTACTACCTATCGACTGGTATAAAAAAACGGTAGATGAAATTGTAAAACCAGATCACAAAATGGACTGGGAAGAATTGAGGGGTAGAGTTAAAGAATTCGGGTTGAGAAACTCTACTCTGTCTGCTATAATGCCATGTGAGTCCTCTAGTGTTATTCAAAACTCCACAAACGGTCAGGAGCCAGTTAGAAGTTTATTGATTTACAAAAAGGCTAAAAACGGAGTGTTAAAACAGTTGGTTCCAAACTACTATAACAGAAAAAACTTTTACACTTTAGCTTGGGACATGAAGGACAATAAGGCAGTTTTAGATACCGCCGCCGTTATTCAAAAGTTTGTGGATATGAGTATGAGTACAAATCTTTACTATAACTACGATCATTATGAGGGTGGAAATATTCCGTTAAGTTTGTTGATTAAAGATCAGATTTACGGTTACAAGTATGGGCTAAAGAATTTTTATTATTGCAATACGCCAGATGGTGATGGAGCAGAAGAAAAAGATATGGGTTGTGAGTCAGGAGCGTGTGCGATATGAAAATTAAACAACAGCAAGATTACGTAGAAATCGTAAAAACTATGCACCTCAAGATCGAGCGACTTTGGGGTGAGGGTAGTAAGCAGGAAGTAGCTATGAAAGAAATACTAGAAAAAGAACGCGACAAGTTATTTTTTATGCTTGAAGAGCGAGAAACGCACGTTAAAGCTGCCGAACAGCTATTGGCAAAGATATTTAAATAAACGGAGGGATCAATAGGATGGTAGCTTGGTGGTATTGCCCAGACTGTGGCAAGGTAACGGATGAGTATGAGAGTAGCAAGTCGATTAAATGCCCTGAATGTAGGAAGAAAAATGAAAACTGATAAACATGATTTTATTAAGGTCAGCAACAAGGCACAACTAAAACTTATTAAAGATTTAAAAATAAAGCCTAAATTTTTAATACATAAAACCAAACCTAGTAAAAAAATTCATATTTGGGGTTATGGCGACACATGGTGTAATTCGATAAAGTCTGGAGGCGTTTACCTTTCGGACTGGGATATTCTGCAAGATGATCTAGATTCAAATCAGTCAGAGGCCGGACTCTGCAAAAACTGTACAAATAAAATTTTAAAAGAAAATATGGAGCACCTGTATGAAAACTATTTTTAACACCAAAAACGTCGATCCAATGTCTCAGCCTCTTTTTCTTGGCAAAGACCTTGGAGTGCAAAGGTACGACATTTTAAAGTATCCTGTTTTTAAAAAACTAACAAAAAAACAGAAAGAAAACTTCTGGTCTCCCGAAGAAATCGAACTGAAAAAAGACAGGGCTGATTTTGCCACATTGACAGACAACGAAAAGTTCATTTTTACTTCAAATTTAAAGTACCAAACTATGCTTGATAGTGTAATTTGTCGTGGAGTTCCCACCCTTTTGGACTACGTTACCAATTCCGAGCTTGAAGCATGTCTGATTACATGGATGTTTTTCGAGCAAATTCACAGCGAAAGCTATAGCTATATTATTCAAAACGTATACGCTGACAGCAGCGAAGTGTTTGGCGGTATCTACGAAGATAAAGAAATTATGAAAAGAGCTAATTCAGCAATAGAAGATTACAATAATCTTATGGGTATGGCATCTGGGAGTAGTAAGGTTGCTGACATTAAAAAGCAGATATATATGACTATTGTAAGCATCAACATATTAGAGGCTATTAGATTTTATGTTAGTTTTATATGCTCTTTTGCCTTTGCCGAAAACAAAAAGATGGTAGGCAATGCGGACATTATCAAGCTAATCAAAAGGGACGAAGCCCTACATCTCACAAATACGCAAGAGATATTGAAGATATTGCACTCCGAGGAATCAGAGGGTTTCGTAAAAACCGCAGAGCAATGCCAAGAAAAGGCAATTAAAATGTTTGAAAGTGCCGCAAAAGAAGAAAAGGAGTGGGCGACTTATCTATTTAAAAATGGTTCAATTATAGGTTTAAATGAGCAAGTATTGCATCAATACATCGACTGGTTGTGTATGAGTAGAAGGAAGTCAATAGGACTGCCTTATGAAAGTGTTGGGAAAAACCCAATAGCTGGATGGACTCAAGCGTGGATGAGTAGCGAAAGTGTGCAAGTTGCCCCGCAGGAACATGAAATAACCAGCTATAAAATTGGAGCCAGTAAAAATGATATGGAAGATATGGATTTTGGCGGTATATTATAAGGATCGTGATAGGAAGGGTAAATATTAGGACTTTCTTCCCCTTATTTATTCGAGGTCTGACGTGTTTAGATTTTTACTGTTTTTCGTTTTTTGTTCACTGTTCACTTGCAATTTACATGCTCAAAAGATAAAATACTGGTTGGAACCCAACGGTCATATGGCTGAAATATCTTCTGAAGAGACTCACCGCAGGATCGACGAGGCTTTAGCAGAGATAGAGCAGATATGTGACATAGAGTTTATAAGAGTTTATGAATTTCGTAAAGCAAGGGTTAGATACTTTTTTAGACCTCAAGACCAAATACCTTACGGGGCTTTGGGTTTAGCTTACAAAAGTAAACGATACATCTTGATGAACAGCACTAGAAAGATTGGCCTTACACAAGAAATTGGAGAAAGAAGAGTTCAAACAGTAGCACAACATGAAATGCTTCACATGCTTAACTGGAAACATCGAACAGATGATGTGTTGGGTCAAGACGAATTATCTATCATGGACCCCTATCGTTTAGCGAAGTATTTCAACAGACTTGATGTTTATTATTTACAAAGAAAGTTTGGTAAGTACAAAGACAAAGTAAACAATGAGACTGGTGCTAAGGGCAGAAAGAACAGGGATGGTATTCCAGACAAGACTTTCGTTCCTGCAACACTAGCTAAATGGGGCAGGCAGCACAGAGAAGATGTTGTTGAAGGTAAAATCCTTCACGAAGAAAGAGATAGATTAATAGCAGAAAGAGACGCTTTGACTGACCCTGTTGCAAGGGGGCAAAAGCAGGCAGAAGTTTTGGAGAACCTCGACAGAATTCTAGCACATAATATTAAGCAAGTTGCCTCTGGTGCTAGGTGGCACGCGATTAATTTTTACTGGGCAGGAACTTACGGTTACCGTTTTAATTATTATCAACCTGAGTAATAAAGGAAAATATAGTTGTGGAAAAGATACTTTATGTGGACTTGGATGGGGTTTTGGTTAACTTTATCGACGGTTGGATGGATCATCATTCTATTGAATCCAGAAAACCAGTAACAAAGTGGAACTTCGGAGAAGATTATGGGTTGAATAGAAAAGATTTCTACAAGTCTATTATTTCATTGCCGATAAGTTTCTGGAGCAACTTGAATCCAACGCCTTGGGCTTTTGAATTAATTGACCGTTTAACCGAAGGTATTGGTTTTTTTAAGTGTGATAAAATTATGTTTTTGTCCCACTCTGTATCAGAGGAATGTCGGATCGGCAAGCAGTTGTGGGCGAACAAACACTTCCCAAAGTTTGGCGATTCTTTAATTACCGTTCCTGACAGCAAATTGAAAGCTAAGTTTGCCAACGAGAACTGCACTCTGATTGATGACAAGCCTCAAAACTGTGAAGAGTTTGTTAAAGCTGGAGGAAGTTCTTACTTGTTTGCTAGACCTTGGAATCGAGGTATGCCTTGCGAAAAGGATTCAGTAATTTTCTTTTCTTTTAGTGAAGCTCTAATGGGCGAGACTGTGACTTGGGAAGCTGTTCTAGAGCCTGTAAAAATTAGAAAACAAACTAGTTTAATCGAAGCTATAATTAAGGGGGAAATCAATGACTAGTTTTTGGGGTGGACGCAAAAAGTCTCCAAATGAAGAACCTGTGTCTACAGGCTTCGTTGATAACTTTGTAGATGACATTCTAAAGCGTTACGGAATCACAGAGAAAGCCGTCAAAGGCGTGACCGAGATTATTGACAGTGTTGTAAAGAATGTCTCAGTCAAAGAAATAGGAGACGAAACATTTATTACGATTCACATTAAAGATATACATTTTAAATTTAAGAAATAGAATTATGTTTAACGATATTAACAGTAGAGTTTTTTACGCCTGTATGGGCGTTATATTTAAGGGTAGAAATATTAACTTTGATACCGACTCCCCAACCGATGGAGATTTTTTGACGGGAGTTCAAAACATTGGACTAGACGGAGACTTGCCGTCTGTGTCGCTTGCTGACGTTGGTAGATTTCAAAGAAAGTTTCACTACTATTCCCCACAATCTTTTTCTGTTACCATAGATAGGATTATTGATCAAAACAGTAATTTCTTTTATCACGTTCTTGACACAGATTATATAACGTATGAATCTTCTCACATTCTAGCACCTCACAACATAGGAATGACTGGAACATCAGACAGTAACGATAAATCTTTAAGAAATTACGACATAACAATCTTGGTTGGGCCAGATCAGTTTAGTAGCTTTGGTTCTGGCTCAGGAGGCGATGCCGATAAGGTTTTGGCGGCAACTCTAAAGCAATGCTTGGTAACATCTATTAACTATTCAATATCAGCAGATAGAATAACAGAGTCGATAACGCTTACCTCTAAAGAGCTAGAATTTAGCGACTCAGCTTACACAATGTCAGATTTTGTGGGAGACCCATCAATACTGCCTCAAAGTGCCAATATACTAAAAAGGGAAGACTTTGACTTCTTGAATAGCTCTAGGGATTCCGTACTCCCATATGAAGTTGAGCAAATGTTTAGTGCGAAAAATAGTGCAGGGCAAGAGTCCAATGAAAGAGATCAAAGAGTACTAGGTTTGCAATCTATAGACATTCAAGCGACTATTGACTATTCGACTTTGTACGATAGTGACTTTGATTACAAGGCTGGCCCCGCAAATGATTCATACGATAAATATAGGAATATATGGACTAGCGTTGTTCTGCCCGTACAGGTAACTTGTTCATTCACGGGTAATGCTAGACAGCTTTATCCGTTTTCAATATTAAATAATGATATAAGATTTTCCCAAGCTGAGGGAGACGGAGTAAGAGTTGCCACAGATTGGAATAAAGTTGATAGAGAAATTAAACTTGTCGCCAAAAAGTTTCCATCACCCCCAAGTATTCAATACTTTACTTGGGACTTGGGCAAAAGCAACTACCTGACTGCAATATCGCAATCAGGGGGCGATACAGACGGAGGCTTGGTAGAATACACTTTGTCTTATCAAAATGATGCTAGTGATTTCGTGCCAGTCAAGGATACCCAAGTAAGGAGCTTCGATAAACCAACATCACCATTATAACGGAGACTGAAATTGTCTAAACGAAAAAATAAACAACGTAAACAAAACATTAGACCACAGAGGAAAAAACTACAACCCAAAAGCGAAAACCAGTCAGAATATATCGAGTCAATGATAGAATGTGATGTTACGTTTTGCTCTGGGCCAGCAGGTTCAGGTAAAACAGCTTGTTCCGTTGGACTTGCCTGTGACTGGTTGTTAAATAAAAAAATAAACAATATTGTAGTCGCTAGACCAGCAATTGAAGCAGGTAGAGGATTGGGTCATCTTCCGGGTGGACTGAATGAAAAAGTTCACCCTTATATGATTCCAGTCCTAGAAGAAATGAAGAAATACTTAGGTTTAGACACATACAACTCAATGAGAGCAACAAAAACTATTGAGATATGCCCATTAGAATTTATGCGAGGTCGCACATTTGATGACGCTTTTACCATTCTTGATGAAGCACAAAACGCTACCTACGAACAAATTATTATGTTTATAACACGACTAGGTATGCACTCTACAGCGGTTATTAATGGTGACCCTGATCAAACAGACCTTAAAAGAAATGAAGCTGGAGCGTTTGATCGCCTGATGGACGAACTAGATGATTTAGAAGGTGTGGGAATCTGCGAGCTTGAGGCTTGCGATATTGTTAGAAACCCTATCATCGGAAGAATCATGGCTAGAACTGGTGGAAGAGCATAGTAATAAAAGGGTGGTTTTCTTATAAATTGTGGAAAGCCGCCCTGTTTTCCCACAAATTGATAATTTTAAAAATTTGATAAACGCTCTAAAGTAAATTTTATTGTGCGTTATCCTTTCGTCTTGACTATAATAAGATAATTAACTTAACGTACAATAGAAATGGAGTTAAAATGCCACTTTATGATTTTGAATGTGAGCCTTGTGCTTTTTACACGGAGATAAGGCAGGGTATTAACGACCCCGCAATACTAGAATGTCCCCACTGCAATAAGCCCACACTTAAAAAAGTTTTTATTACAGCACCATACATAGCTGTTAGAGGCGAGCCAGAAACAGTAAAACATCTAGCTGAAAGAAACACGCAAAACATGGGAACGTATGAACTTCAAAGCAAAATGAAAGAAGATAAAATCGAGGAAAGAAATGCAAAAAGAGAAAAGGTTAAGCTAAACAATAAAATAAATAGTATGACACCTCAAGAAAAAATAAAGTGGATTGAAAATGGATAATAAGACTAATTGCAGAAACCACCCACATCACGCTACTATAACTTTCAAAGTAGATATAAGAAAAATAAACGAAGATGGAACTTTAGACTATATGCCTATGGGCAATAAATTACTTAGAAAGTACGGGATGTCGGAAAAAGCCCAGTTATTGATTAGTGGAGTTGATGAAGCTGACTGCATAAACAAAGTAAAAGAAAGGTTAGATAGATTAAATGGATAAAAACACTTTTGATGGTCACGAATATCAAAGACAAAACAAGCAGATGTACGCTCACTATATTGAGCTTGACAGCAAAAATAAATCTGCTTCTTGGGATGTTATTTTTTCAATAAATGACTACTCAATGAAATCAATACTAAAAAAGACTTCAAGGTCAACTTTCGCTATTAGCTCTTGGTTAAAGGATGACGAGGGCAATAAAGGTAGCGAAAAATACTGGGTTCTTTTTGGGCCTTCTGGCTTGGTAGACCCTTTTAATATGAGTCCCAGTGCAAGAGATCAAAGGCTAAAAACCTTAAAATTTAGAAAGGTTGATGAAAGCACTTTCAATAATTTTTCTAAATACCTTGAAACCAAAAATACTTTATATTTCACTAAAGCAAGAAGAACAGCAATGGAGTCAGCATGAAAAACAAGAAACTGAAAAAAATTAAAAAAGGGCCACTGTCTAATTCTGAAAAGTCAGATATCTTAAACCGCATAAGTAAACAGGAAGATGTTTCGACCATCGCAACACAGCTAAATCGTTCACCGGACATTATTAAAAGGTTTGTTGACGAGAACTCTGTAGCCAAAGATAAGTTTACCGCGACCACAACAGATGAGGCAGACACAGAAGAAACTCCTAGCAGAACTAGGACTTCTGAATTATTTGCTAGGAACGAAAAATACGGAGTGACTGTAATGACCGCACAGGCATCTGAGGCGGGTGACGACAGCAGAAAACAAAGAGTTAAGGCTGCTAGTACTCATAGGTATAGTGACTGCACAACTACAATTAGAAAGGCTAAAAATGATTGAGCCGTTAAGTGCTCCTGATCCGCATTTTAAGGATTATGTAAACAATAAGGTTAACATGTCTTGGAAGGTTACGCTTACAGAAAGTGAAGACCCCGAAGTTTTCAAAGTTGTTTATGGGGACTATGAAAGACCTGACGCGATGAATCCTTGGCTTAGGTTAAAAGAATACTGTAAAAAACACAACGTTCTTCCTGCCAAAATTCAATTGCAAATGCTTGGTGCTCAAGAAAAAGTTTTTTTCGAAGATGAAAATGGTCTAGATGGCGTTTGTATTATGAGGGGTGCAGCTAAAGACCAGTTGATGGACGGGTCAACTTCCACTCTTTATCAATCATTAACGGTACTTCTAGTAAAGGACGACTGCTCAGGTGTAAAGGTTTCAAAATATCTTTGGCCTCACAACAGTTTTGAGGCGGGCGAATCTGAAAGAGATTTGTCTGTGGAGAATTTAAAGGACATGATTTTTGCTAACGGATCAGAAAAGTTAAAAAATGAAGAATTATCAAAGTATATCAACGGGAGAGCCTTGTAATGCCGCACAATTTGTAGCGGAGATAGTTTGTATCAGGAAACGCGAAAGAGAGAATAAAGGTAGTCTAGAATATAAATTCTGGAGTAAATCACACCAAGATCAATACCAAACTCAGATCAAAGTAGCGTGGAAGCTGATAAAAAAATTCAACGAACAGGCACTCGTTAGATATATAACTAGCCCCAAAGGTAAAAATATTTACTCTTTGGGGTTTCTTCATAAAAGCGGGAAGTATGTATTGCCTCTTTATTTTGTGCAAGATGGGGTCTCTGAGTGCTATGATTTACTAGAGAAAGAGGCTTTGGAAGAAAAGCCAGAAGTTGAATTTCACGATAACAAGGAATTCAAGCCCAGAAAAGGCAGTTACAAAAAGAATAGATTTTCAAAGATAAGGGAAATAGATGACAACGAAAACAAAGAGTAACAAAGTTCCAGACTATCTCAAGGACACCGTAAAGAAGTACGGGGAGATAATCAAGAAGGGCAACAAAGTCCTCGAAGAAAAGGGTGACTACGGAGTTATCTCTATTAGCCCTGCCCTAGATGTTGGGCTAGGTGGTGGAGTAAGGGAGGGCTGTTGGCTAACTTTAACAGGAGACCCTAAATCTGGCAAGACTACAACCGCAATGCAAATAGCGGCTAACTGCATAGAAGAAGGTAGAAAAGTTATCTACATTGACGCTGAAGGTAGATTGAAAGATTTAAATTTTCAAGTCGCAGGACTAGACCCTTCAGACATGGACATTATAGCTCCCGTAGACAAACCTTTGTCTGCTGAACTACTGCTTGAAACAGCTTATAAAATGCTTTGCGACCCAGAGTATCATGGGGCTATATTGATCATAGACTCTATATCTTCATTGATTTCAGAAAAAGAACTAGATGGAGATTTTTCTCCAAGAAGAGCAGGTCTACCTAAAATACTTTCTGTTTTCACAAAAAAGGTTGGTCAATTACTTCCTAGTCAGAGAGGTTTGATTATTGCAATTACTCACTACATCTCTAACACTTCAGGTTTTGGAAAGTCTAAAATGTCAGACGGTGGAGTTAAGATTCAATACCAAGCTGACACGAGGTTGGAGATTGCACATGGCGGCGAAGGCAACCCTGCCGTAAAAGCCGTAGTGGATGACAATGGTAATCAAGTGGGTCAAAAAATTAATTGGCGTGTAGTTTGCTCTTCTATGGGGCCGCCGGG